GAAATTCCTGCAATTAAAGACAGAATTTCATACTTAAAGAAATACTTAGACGGTACAAGAAGTAGAGATGATAAAATGTATACTAAATCAGTATTACTATTCTCATTATTTATAGAGCATGTAAGTTTATTTAGTCAATTCTTGATTATGATGTCATTTAACAAAGAGAGAAACTTATTTAAGGGAATCTCAAATGTAGTTGAGGCAACTTCTAAAGAAGAGGAAATTCACGGTAACTTTGGATCAGAACTTATTAATATTATCAAAGAAGAAAACCCTGAATGGTTCGATGAGGAATTTGAACAACTAATTGATTCAGCATGTAAAAAAGCATACCTTGCTGAAGTTAAGATTTTAGATTGGATCTTTGAAAATGGAGAATTAGAATTCCTATCAAAAAATACTATTAAGAATTTTATACAAAACAGATTTAATAATTCATTATCTAGAATCGGCATGAAACCAGTATTCGAAGTCGATTTTACAGAAATTGAAAGGACTCTATGGTTTGATGTTGAGATCCTAGCAACAAAAGAGGGAGACTTCTTTTATAAAAAACAAGTTGACTATAATAAAAAGAGCAAGTCAATCACCTCAGACGATTTATTTTAAACAAAAAAGAAATTTAACAAAAACTATGGAATTTAACACCGGTGAACCAACGGCAACACTTAATATGAAAACACCAAATAACTATGAAAAATATTATTGGCTAAATGAAGAAAGTAGATTATTTTTATCTAGAGGTTACATTACAGAATCTCCAGAACAAAGAATAAAAGATATAGCAAATATTGCAGAAAAGTATCTAAAAATTGAAGGTTTCGCAAAGAAGTTTGAAGACTATATGTCAAGAGGCTTTTATAGCATGTCAACTCCAGTGTGGATTAACTTTGGAAAAGACAAAGGACTTCCAATTAGTTGTTATGGATCAAACGTAGATGACACATTAGATAGTATCTTAAACGGAAGTAGAGAGATTGGAATGATGTCAAAATATGGTGGTGGAACTTCTATTTACTTAGGTAACATTAGAGAAAGAGGCGCAACCATTTCCACAGGTGGAACAGCAGATGGGCCAGTTCACTATGCAAGAATGTATGATACTACAGTAGATGTATGTAAACAATCTGAAGCAAGACGTGGAGCATGTGCGGCATGGTTACCAGTAGAACACAATGATATTTTAGAGTTCTTGGATATGGGAACTGAAGGTAATCCAATTCAAAATTTACAATATGGTGTTACAGTTACTGATAAGTGGATTCAAGAGATGAAGGATGGTGATGCTGACAAACGTAAGATTTGGGCTAAAGTTATTCAAAGACGTAATGAATTTGGTTTCCCTTATATTATGTTTAAGGACAACACAAATAACAATTCACCTTATAAAGATCTAGGTCTTGAAATTACAGCTTCTAATTTATGTTCAGAGATTCAGCTACCTACAGATTCATTTAATTCTTTTGTTTGTTGTTTAGGTTCTATTAACCTTCTACATTGGGATGAATTAAAAGACACTGATGCCATTGAAACTTATACATTATTCTTAAATGCTGTAATGGATGAATTTATAAAGAAATCAGTAAACATGGCAGGAATGTCAAGGGCACACCGATTTGCAGAACAACATAGAGCATTAGGAGTTGGAGTCTTGGGTTACCACTCATTATTTCAATCTAAGAGAATTGAATTTGAATCTTTAGAAGCAAAACAATTAAACTATACAATCTTTAAAACACTTAAAGAAAAAACAGAAAAGGCTTCTAAATGGTTACATGATGAAAGAGATTATAAATCAATAAGAGAGGGTTTTGCAAATACAACTCTTATGGCAGTCGCACCGACTAAGTCGAGTTCATTTATACATGGAGCTGTAAGTATGGGAATTGAGCCTATTAAATCTAACTATTTTATTAAAGATCTTGCTAAATCTAAAACTATTTACAAAAATCCATTTTTATTAGAGGATCTAGAAAAATATGGTTTAAATACACCAGATGTTTGGGAAGGCATCCTAAAAAGAGATGGAAGTGTTCAGCATTTAGATTTCCCAACAAAGGCAACTTTTAAATCATTTATTGAAATTAGTCCAAGTGAATTAATTTTACAAGCAGGACAAAGACAACAATTTATTGACCAATCACAATCACTAAATTTAATGATTCATCCAAGTGTATCGGCAAAGGATATTAATAAATTATACCTTAATGCACATGAAGCTGGAGTAAAGACTCTATATTATCAATTTAGTCAAAGTTCAGCACAGTCATTCGCAAGAGATATTCTTGATTGTGCAAGCTGTGAGGCTTAAAGAAACGGCAACTTGAAAGACAGTTGCATTTTAGGACCGTAATAGTTACGGCTTGGGCAGAGAAAAGTTCGCTACTATCTCTGCCCTTTTTTTGCTCTAATCTTAGTGAAACTAATCTAGTTTCGCATGTATAATAACTATATTATAAAAAACAAAAAATAAATACACATGAAGTTAAAAATTGATCGCATTGACCAAAACGCGTTAACAGAGTTTATTAACCGAGTTAAACTAATCGACTCTTTCATTTACATGAAGATCGCAAATGGCAGAGTTAAATCTGTAGTCTATTTACCACAAAGAGACGCTGTAAAAAGCCATAGTGTGGACATTTCTGAAATATTTCAGATCAGTGAATTCCCTGATAGTGATAAAGAAATGAAAATTGCTTTCTTTGAAGGTAATAAAGTAATTGATGCTATTAAGCATTTCGGCCATGATGCTATTAAAGGTGAAATTGAATTCATTGAAAATGATGAGGATTTGGTAGCTTCTACTTTCCGTATTTTTAACGATGAATTAGAAATTACACTTTCTTGTTCAGAGCCAACTTTAGGATTTAAAGATCTTACTGATGATCAAGTTGAAGTTATTTTTGCTAAAGATAATGGAAAGTTTGATTTCGCACTAGACACTCATATGTTAAGTAAAGTAAAGAATCTTTTCACATTAGATAAAGATGAAACTTTCAATATTAAATCAGATGTTGCTGGTGTAAATGTTGATGGTAAATCATTTAAAGTTGTAGTTAATCCTGCAGCAAATGGAACTGGCAAAGTAACAGTTTACAAAAAATACTTAAATCTATTAGATCGCGAAGAACAAACGGTATTTGTTTCTGATTCAAAGGTTGTTTTTCAATCAAACACATCAGATACATTATTAACAATATCAACTTGTACAACAGCGTAATAAATGCATATTAAAGAGTTAGAAATAAAACCAATAGATCAACTTACACAGGAAGAGGCTAAACTGCTCGTAGATCACTACGGGCAGTTATCTGCCAAATTCACAGCATACGAGCAGGCGGTTAAATTAACACTTAACTCTATCTATGGAGCCTTTGGAAATAAATGGTTCCACTTCTTCGATATTAACATCGCAGAATCTATTACAAAACAAAGTAAAAATGCTATTCTTTATTCAGAGGATATCTTAAACAAATACGTTAATGAGTTTTGGCACAAAGATACTGCCGTACATTCTCATTTTGGATTTAAAGTTAAAGGTAAAATTGAAAAGCCAGCAGTAATTTATATTGATACAGATTCTTGTTACATTCAGTTTCAAGATCTATATGAGTCTATTACATGGCCAGATGAAGAAAATAAACTTGCAATTGATGTCTTTATATTAGAGCTTTATGCTTTTAGACTTAAGGGCTATATTAGTAAGTGTATGGAAAAATACGCTGAAGCTAGAAACACAGATAATTATTTGATGTTTGAGTTAGAATCATTAGCATATAATGGAATCTGGTTAGCAAAGAAAAAGTATATCCAAAACATTGCATGGGATGATAAATTAGAAGTAACAGATCGACACTTACCGCTTAAGAAGGTTAAGACAATCGGCTTTGATACTATCCAATCATCAACTCCTAAGTTTGTTCGCGAGAAGCTAGTAGAGGCTCTACAGATTATATTTAAACGTGGAAGTACGCCAACTGCCGAAGACCTACAAACCTTAGTTAACTTTATGAAAGAGACTAAGAAGGAATTTGCAATGGCAAACATTGACGATATTAGTTTTAATCGTAGAACAAACAATATTGAGAAGTATATTGTAGATGATCAAATTGAACTACAGATTGGACTTAAATGCCCAGCTAATGTAAAGGCAGCAGGTCACTATAACTACCTATTAAATAATAATTCAAAGTATAAGACAAAGTATAAAGTAATCGGTAACGGTGAAAAGCTTAAGATCTATAATTGTAAAAGTCCAATTAGTGAAGTTTACGCTTATATGCCTGGTGATCACCCTTATGAAATTGCACCTCAAGTTGACTACGATATTCAATTTGAAAAAGCAATGATCGATCCGCTTAATAGAGTGCTTGTGGCTTGTGGATTACAAACATTAGATACAAATTTAATTTACGCTTCGGCACTATTTTAACCAACATGGAATTAAAAGAAATACTATACAAACTAGAAAGAGAAAATCCAAACAATATGGGATTGGGTGACGCTGTTAGGTCTCTTGTAAACACAATGAAAGAGGCGCAAAGCGAATCTATCAAGAAAGATCAACTACCTGGACAACTGGATATGTTCCCACAAAATTAATAATTATGAATGTAAATATGACAAAAGAGCAAGCAGCTCATGTTGAGAAATATACTTCACTATATCAAAAGCTTTCTACAATAGAAGAGCAGATGATTAATTTACAAATAAGTGCAAATGAGCTTTTAGCAGAGTTAGAAGCTTTAAGAGAAGAAGAGGAAGGTCTTTTTGAAGAAGAATAAAAATATAATATTATGGCAAAGAAAAACAACGAATACAGTTTCGATGACATCAATAAAGAATTAGCGGATTTAAATCCACTAGGTTCTGTGATGGATCAATCAACATTTAGTGAAGTTACAGAATGGATAGACACTGGTAATTATCACTTAAACGCATGTGTTTCTGGATCTCTATTTGGCGGCTGGCCAAACAATAGAGCTATTTCAGTTGCAGGTCCTTCTGGAACAGGTAAAACTTACCTGATCCTAAACTCAGTAAAAGAAGCAATTGACATGGGATACCATGTTATCTTTTATGATTCTGAAGCAGCGGTAGATAAAACTTTAATGGAAAAGTTTAATATTGACACTACCAAAGTTAATTATCAACCTATTAATACAGTACAAGAGTTTAGAACTTCTGTAACCACTATTACTGGTAAGATGCAAGAGATTAAAAGAAATGGTGGTAAGACCCCAAAGATCATGATTATTCTTGATTCTGCAGGTAACTTAGCAACGGCTAAAGAAATAGATGATGCTAGAACTGGTTCTGAAAAATCAGATATGACTAGATCTAAAATATTAAAATCTATCTTTAGAATTATAATGACACCAATGGCAGATCTTAAGATTCCATTCTTGTTTACAAACCATACCTATCAGACTCAAGATTTTATTAGTCGACAGGTTGCTGGTGGTGGAACTGGACCTGAGTATGCAGCATCTATTGTTTTATTCTTAGGTAAAGCACAACTTAAAGAAGCTGGTGAAAAGGCTGGTATTATTGTAAATGCAAAACCAAATAAGAATCGTTTTGCTAAACCACATCCAATTAAATTCCACTTACACTTCTCTGAAGGCATGAACAAATATGTCGGACTAGAGCAGTATATTGAATGGGATGATATTGGAATCTCTAGGGGTAATATTGAAAAGGGAGTTAAAACACCAAAGGCAACAGCTAGGGGTTGGATTTGTAAACACCTTGATGAGGTTGTATCAAACAAAGATTTCTTTACTGATAAGGTATTTACAAGAGAGGTCTTAGAAAAAATTGACAAAAAGATTTATGACTTGTTTAATTATAATACAAGTACGGAGCTTAATGTTGATGAATTAATGTCAGCATCAGATGAAGATTAACGAAGATAACGTACCGATCAAATATATTTTAGGCATAGAATCAGACCTTCCAGGATATCCTGTAGGGTTTGATATCTTGCATAATGAAATTAAAATGTGTGAGCGTAGCCCAGATCGTTATAAAGGTAGTTTTACACTACACGCACTAAAAACATATAGATTCCCGGACACTGAGATTGAGCATCTATCACAATCACTAGAAGATTTAATTAATTTAGGTCTATTAGAACAAACAAACAACGAGGCTGGAAAAGAAGCCTATAAAATATTAATAAACCCATTCGAATGATACTAGTAATAGATAATTTTATAAAAGACCAAGACTTATTAAATAGAATCTCTACAGATAAATCTTTTTTTGCAGACCCAGATAATTATTATTGGTACCCAGGTTGGTGGGCTGAAGAAGCAAACACATTAAAGAAAGAGTTGATACAATATATTTGGGGTGATAATTGCCCTCTTAGTAAATCATATAATATCTCAGGTTTTGAATACTGGACAGGAATACAATCCGCGACAGATTCTAATTTTAATAATCAACTAGGTATGCATATTGATAAAGATGAAACTCATTTTAAAAATACAGGTGAATTTATATCACCGGCAATTGGAACTATTTATTACCCAGAACAGGAGTTATTTGAAGGAGGTATGTTAGAGATTTATACAAATGGTATAAATGAAGCCCCGGAAAGAGTTTATGCTAAACCTAATAGACTTATTATATTTGATGCTGGTAATATTAACCATAGAGTAGATACTGTGACTAAGGGTACTAGAAAGGCAATTGCAATCAATTTATGGGATACTCCACCTACTGATGCTATTAATGATACCTTTAAAAGAGAGGCTATTGACATATCTATTGTTGGTATGAGTGGTATGACACTTTAATCTAATTAAACAAATTTTCATATCCACATAGAATACTAAACAAACACTATATGCAATTCGGACAAGACTTTGAAAAAATATTCTTTAGGCTTTCTTTACAGAAACCTAAATACTTACAAGCTATTAAGAGTGGGTTTTATACGTCAGAAGAAATTGATGTTCTTAGTTATTTGGCTAATAAGTTTTATTCTAAATTTAATGAAACACCAAGCCAAGAGCAAATTAAACTTTTAATAAGTAACTCAAAGAAAGCTGCCAAGGTTACCGATAACATTTTAGATATGTTATTTCAGGTTGATCTAGATCAGTATGATGAGGAATGGTTAGTAAGTACTGCAGAGTCATGGATTAAATGGAGAACATTTGATACTTCATTGTTTGATACTATTGAATATATTAAAACCACACAGGTAACTCCTGAGAACGCAGACTCCGTTATCCAAAAGGTTAAAGGCTTAATCAACGATCGTAATAACCTTACTTTTAATTCTGATTTAGGACTTAACTTTTTTGATGCAGATTCACACGATCAGAAAGATGCTGAAAAGGTAAGCACTGGATATAACTTCTTAGACAGATTATTAGGTGGTGGTTATGATAAAGGTGGAAACTTGATTGTTTATGCAGGAGAGCAGAACATTGGTAAATCTATTTACCTAGCAAACGATGCAGCCAACTTTGTAAAGATGGGAACTAATACTGTTGTTGTAACAGCAGAGATGGCAGCTCATAAATTTGTAAAGAGAATCGGTTCAAACTTATTAAGTATTAATATTAATGACTATGGTGAAAAGGCCAAGAACAAAGAACATATTAAAAGAAGACTAGAAACTGTCGGTGATGGTTTTACTCCTCCTGGTCAATTGTTCGTTAAGCAATTTCCAACATCACAAGCAACAGTACTAGATATTGAATCTTATGTTAGTCAGATAGAAGAAGAAAGACAAATAAAAGTTGGAGCAGTTGTTATTGATTACATTAACATTTTAGCAAATTATAGAAACCAAAACACTGAAAATACTTATATGAAGATTAAGCAAATTGCAGAAGATCTTAGAGCAATGGGTATTCGTAATAACTGGTTAATAGTAACTGCAACACAGATTACAAGAAATGGATATAACTCATCTGATATTGGAATGACAGATATTGCAGAATCTGCAGGTCTTTCACATACAGCAGATGTTATGCTTGGTATTATACAAGATGATATGATGAGAGCTAATAGCGAATATTGGCTTAAATTATTAAAGATTAGAGATGGTGAAGGTAAAGGAACTAAATGTAAATTAAATATTGATTGGAATCATATGCGTTTATTAGAAACAGATAATATTACAAATTCAAACTTACATAGCATATAATAAAATACAAACATGAAAAACGATAAAATATTTGACAATAACTTTGATTCTCCAGACTTTGAATTAAATGGCACTATTAAATTTGATCTGGATCCTTCATTAGATGATGGGATGCATGAGGAAGAAAAGATACATTTTGAAATGATTGCAAGGTGGATTCATGAGCTTATTTCAGAATCTAGATTTAAATCATTCAATGAGATTGATGATTTGGGTAGATGTACAAAACTTAAAAAGGTAGATATTAATGAAGTGTATGGCTTTATTGTAGACGAAATGGTTCTAAAATATAGTCGTATTGATTTGTTCAGTGAATTATGCGTTTACTTCGATATTAAACCAGATAAGTTTTATAGCTCATTATCTAATGTTTATAAAGAAGACTTAATACAAGAGCTAGATCTTAGGACTGGTATACTAGACAGAAAGAATATAAAAAAATTATTTTAGAATGATAGAGTCAAAAACTATCAAAGCTGGGGCAAATAGAGTGTGGGTCTTGGGCGATCTACATTTTGGTGTAAGGGCTAATTCGATTGAATGGCTAGAAATTCAGAAGGAATTCTTTGAGAAGGTTTTTATTCCAACTCTTAAGAAACATGTAAAGCCAGGTGATGTCCTAGTACAAGTAGGCGATACGTTTGACAATAGACAATCAATTAATATTAAGGTTTTAAGTTATGCAGTTAATCTGTTTGAAAGATTAGGTGAAATTTTACCAGTTCATATTATTTGTGGTAACCATGATATTTGGGCTAAAAAATCAAATGAGATCACATCAATTGATAGTCTTAAGTGGATCCCAAATATACAGATCTATAAAGAGCCTAAATTAATGGAATGGAATGGTCGTAAGATTTTAATGATGCCATGGCGCAGAGATGCTGATCATGAAGCAGAAACGCTTGCAGATTACCCAACAGCAGAAATAGTATTTTGCCACTCAGAGGTAAGAGGGATCTATTTAAATTCTAAGGTTAAGAACCAACATGGAACTGATAGCAACATCTATACTAAATACACTAGAGTTTTCTCTGGTCATATTCATTATAGACAAGAAAGAGATAGGTTATTAATGGTCGGGACTCCATATCAATTAACAAGGTCTGATGCTAATAATACAAAGGGCTTCGATTTAGTTGACTTAGATGACATGTCAGAGACTTTCTTTGAAAACCACATATCACCTAAGTTCATGAAGTATAATGTCACACAACTCTTTGATATAACACTGGGTGCATTTAAAACACAGATAGAAAACAATTTTGTAGATCTTTATGTTCCTAGTCAAATTGCAACATCAAACGCATTATCAAGACTTATAAATAAGATACAAAATATCAGTCGTAAATTAGAACCTAATATTTATCAAGAAGATAATTATATTGATAAAGATTTTCATGACATTGATGAGATAGAAGAAATGTATAAGAATTACAATATACTTAATCTATGTAATATGTATGTTGAAGGAATCGGCGGTGATGAAGAAACGAAACAAAAGGTAAGAGATAAGCTACAACAGCTCTATACAAAATGTGCATATAATTACGATACTGAAAGATGAGAATAGACTATATTGAATTTAAGAACTTTGCGTCTTATGGAAACCAAAAACAAAGAATAGAATTTGATCAAGATAAATCAGAATTATTTTTAACATTAGGTAAAAACGGAGACGGTAAAACTACAATAGCAAACGCTATCATATATGCATTATATGGTAAGGTTGAAGGTGTTAAACTTTCTGATCTTCCTAATAGAATCAATAAACAGCTAGAAGTTAAAATCGGTGTTCAATGTGGCGCTATGAAAATTGAAATTGAAAGGGGCTTAATGCCTACTAAGTTTTCAGTGATGATTAATGGTGTTGAATTTGATAAAGCAGGTAAGAAATCTGTACAAGACTATCTTGAAGAAGAAGTTTATGGTATACCTTACCATGTATTTAAGAATATTATTATCTTATCGATCAATGATTTTAAATCATTTTTAACTATGAGTAATACTGATAAGCGCCAGATTATTGATAGGATGTTTGGCTTCTCTATTCTTAATGATATGCAAAAGCAAATCAAAGATGAACGCAAGCAGGTTAAGATGGATATTGATAGTTATGAATCTGAGTTAAGTCAGCTACTAGAGTCTATTAAATCAGTAAGAGGTAAATTAAATACATTACTAGAAGAGACTAGTGTAAATAATAAAACAGAGATTTTAGAATTAAAAGAATCTCTTGTAACATTAAATGAGACTGCTAAAGAATTAGGAGTTAATAGAGCAGCAATCGAATCTGAATTGGGCATTAAAAGAACTAGCTACGAAGAGATTAGAACTACAGCATCTGGATTGAAACATGAAATTGATGATCTTAAAAAGAAATTAGCTCTTTATGAAGCAGGGCAATGTCCAACATGTGAAACCCATCTAGATTCAGAATGGCATCTAGAACAAAAAGATAGTTTTGTTAAAGCAATTGAAGCTGAGACTATTAAGATTAAAGAACTTAAAGGAGAGATGGATCTTATTACAGAGTCCACAACTACTTTAAAAACTGAGAAAACCACCATTGATGCTGGAATCTCAGATATTAAATATAAAATGCAATCATTTAAGTCAGAGCTTATAAAATTAAAAGGCACCTCTGGTAATGGTCAGTTTGAGCATCTTAAAACTTTAATTGAAGAGTTTGAAACTAAAGAGGCTACAAAATCTAATAAGAAAGATTCGTTAAACGCAGACTACCACTTTATGGAAATCATAGAGCAGGTATTAGGCGAAGATGGAGTTAAGAACCTTGCAGTAAAAACTATTCTACCAGGTTTAAATTCTAATATAGCAGCAATGGCATCAACAATGCACTTACCGTTTCACATTAGATTTGATGAAAAGTTTGATTGTATTATTAATCATTTAGGTGAAGATATTAATCCAATGACACTTTCGACTGGTGAGAGAAAGAAAGCAGACTTTATTATTATCATTGCAATTATAAAAATATTAAAACTAAGATTTCCTCAATTAAACTTATTATTCTTAGATGAGTTACTAAGCTCAGTAGATCATGATGGTGTTTATAATATCTTAAAGATCTTAAATCAGGTCATTAAAGAAAACAAGATAAATACATTTGTAATCAACCATACTGTGTTACCACACGAGATTTTTGATAAGAAAATACAAATATACCGTGAGAATGGTTTCTCTAAATTCACTATTGAAAATATAGAGTAGCATATTCTATGATATATAATAAAAAAAACTTTTAATGAAACTATTTAATTTTAATCAATTTATAAATGAGGCCAAAACCGTAAAGACTGTAGGCCCTTATAATCCTAAATTAGACAAGGCTGCAGATATCATTGCAGCTTTTATAAATAAGAAAACAGGCAATAGCTATAAGAAATTCCCATTCATTGTAATCAATACAGTTGATGGTATTACATCAGAAGGTATTGCTTTTTACTCAAGTAAAAATGATTCAATGTTTAGAGTTATTGGACCTAATAATAATACACCTGGTGTTGTAGGTTCATTAGAGTATTCTTCGGACCATGCAAGTGGAACTGTAGATTTTAATCTAAGCTCTGAAAAGTTTCCAATTATTAAACTACTACATGAGTTTGCACTCTTAATAAATGACACTGCTTATGCTAATGCAGTCTCTGAAGCAATGGAAGTTGTTGAAGAAAAATCAAGTTATGCATTTACTAGTAAAGAAATTAAGGAAGTTGAAGGTCATTTAGCTGCAGGAACTCCAGCTACTCAAATAGCTGAATTAATGGGAGTACCTTATAGAGCTCTTATTAAACTTAAAAGGAATTTAAATTCAGTAGAAGGAAAGCCAGCAGTAGAAACTGCAAATGAGACTACTTTAATGGATGATGTTAAATTCCTAGAAGAGACTATGGAAGATATTTACCAAATATCAAGAAGAGTGGGCGCTGGAGCATTTAATTCTCTATTTATTTCAGGTAGAGCTGGTACTGGTAAAACATATAATGTTGAACGAGCACTTAAAGATGAAGGTTTAGTTGATGGTGAAGATTATGCAATGGTATCTGGTGCAGCATCAGTTATAATGATGTATAAAAAGTTCTATCAATACAGAACTAAGACATTGGTCTTTGATGATTGTGATGCAGTATTTAGAGATGAAAATGGTAGAAACCTTTTAAAGGCAGCCCTAGATACTAAGGCTGTTAGAAAAATATCTTACTTAAAGAAAACTAACGCAGTATTTGATCCTAAGGATTTTGAAATGGATCCAGAGGGAGAATTCAATGCTTTAGAAAATGGAATAGTCCCCAATACTTTTGAATTTGCAGGTAGAGTTATATTTATTTCAAATCTAGCAAAAGATAAGGCTGATCCAGATGGAGCAATACGTTCTAGATCTATTCTTATAGATGTAAATCCAAGCGATGCTACTCTTATGGAAAGAATGAAGTTGTTACTTCCTCATTTAGAGCCTAAAGAAATGCCACTTACTGAGAAAGAAGAAATATATGAATTCATGAAAAGCGCAAAGGATATCTCAATGAGAACTTTTGTTAAAGCTGCTGGATTTAAAATGGCTAAGCTTCCAAACTGGAAAAGAATGGCACAAAGGTACATATAATAAAATAAATATATAAATATATGGCATCATATAATTTACGTTTTAATAAAGATGATAGTGTTGTAAGACATGTAATCGTTGGTTTGTTAGCAGACTTAAATTCAAAATTAAGTTTTTGGAGACAACTTACTGCAAATGAACGTACTATTGTGGACGTTCCATTTTATTATGCAGTTGCTGGTGATGAAAACTTCTTAAGAGATAACTTTTTGTTTAGTACAATGAATGGTGAGAATTGTGATCCGGATCCAACTGTGGCAGATGGTAATTATGATAAAGTACCAAGGGGTGTTGTTAATTTAACAAGTATTGCAGTAGATCCTTCTAAATTAGTGAATAAGAGAAATCTAGGTCACTATAATATGCTTACTCCATCTGGAGAATTTAAAGGTTTTGTTGCAGAGTTTGAAATGATTCCAGTTACAATAGGCGTTGATATCGAAATTGTGCTATCAAGCCAATTGGATATGTTTAAAGTTACTGAAGCTATTATTAAAAAAATGTACAAGGCAAACTTCTACCACGTAGATGCTGGACATTTAGATGAGGGTACTTATAGAATCTCTTCTGAATATTCAATGCCAGATGATTACACACAAGAACGACCAATTGAATATGGATTTGATGATAAGTCAAATCATAAAGTTACATTTAGTTTAGATATTAATTCATTTATTCCTTCATTTGATTTCGAAGAGGATATTTACACTAAATTTACTAGAAAGGATTATGCCAATGGTGCAATCTATGGTAATTATGGAGATCCAAATGGATATTTACCATGCCTATCAGCTGGTGCAGTATACTATGATGAAGATGGAACAGTTTGGGAATGTAATGGAGACGGACTTTGGGTTAAAACACAAGAATCTTATATACCTATTGCATCTGATCTAGTTGAACCTTATGTTGAAAATATAAGTCTAATTAAAACTAGTCGTAGAAAGGCAGAGGATAATAGAATGACAACTCTTGGTAATTCAACATTAACAAAACCAGTAGACACTGAATATGAAAAGCCGCTACTTGGTGATTCATATAATGTAATTGGTCGCGACCTTCCATTTAAAGAATAAAAACTAGGATATATAAAAAAACAAAAAATCTTAATAGAGATGACAAAATCAAACAAAAACATAATCTCTCCGGTACTAAAACATAATCATGGATTTGTTTTTCATGTAGCTGGACAGAATTTTAAAATGACAGGAAATGTTGTTGAGCCCTTTAATGAATCTCATTTAGGCTTTAACACACTTGTCAATGCAACCAACTTATTTACTATTAATGAGAGTGGTATTGAATTTTATTATGACTTTAATTCAAAAACTAAAGTTAGTAAAGTAGATGAGTCTGCACTTGCAAACTTTGATACAATGACTATATTAAATAAAAAGTTAGAATTTTTAAATGAATCTAAAAAAGCAACAGTATCAAAACCAGAAGCTACTTCTGAGATTAAGTCTGAAATTGCACTTTTAGAATCTAACTTAGCTGAAATTAAAAGAGGGCCACTGGCAATACATTTTAGATATGTAGCTAATGAGAAAGCATTCTTTACAAATAATTCAGAAATACTAGTAGAGTCAATTACTGAATTTGCATTCAGTGCAGGTCAAATTAGATATGAAGATAAACCTTTATTTGAAGCTTTTGATTTAGCAGCTAATAACTTTGATAGTTATAAGATCTTAGATTTTATAACAGAATCGCATGATGGTGATGTAAGAGTATTAGCAATACGAGCTGATGATAATATTTATGTTTGTAGAATTAATGAAGCTACTAAGTTAGTTAATTTTCAAAGAATGTTAGCAGATGAAGCAATTGAGTATGTTGTAGAGCAAACTGGAAAAGATATTACTTTTATGGTTGAGGATATACTTGAATCATTTAAAGTAAGAAAAGCTGAAAGAAACGCTAAGGTTCAATTAATGCATGAAATGATTGCATTTTTAAAAGACCAAAAGGGAAGACTAGATGAGGCAGATATAAATATACCTGAAATCAAACAAGCAGATGTTTTATTAAACTCTGAAATTGCAAGAATCTCAGAAGAAATTTCAGCATTAGAATCTGAATCTCTTTTAGGAAGAAGCGAGGGTTATGTTACTGCAACTCTTAAAAAACAATTAGAAGGTATTACCGCAGGTACTGAATTAAAGGTTGATGCATTAGAATATACTGCAGCATCTAAAGATGATTTATTAACAGTGTTCGTACAGGATGAGCCACTAAGAATAGAGAAGTTCTTAATTGAAATGCCAACTAGCGAATTAGCTTAATAAACTAGCTGGTACTCTATATAAAATTAATAAGGAAGCCCGTTTGGAAACAAATGGGTTTTTTTGTGTATAATAGTAAAATAACACATATATAACGTGGCAAGAAAGAAGAACTATTTAAATAATAAAGACCTTTTCAATGAGATTGTAAAGTCTAAGGAGTTAGATAAATTAACTCCTACTGCAGAAAAGATGTTTATTCTTTTAGCAGAGCGTACTATAAATAAACTAAGATATGTTAATGAAGATGATCGTAATGATTGCCTGCAATTTGCACTACTAGATTTATTAAAATACTGGAGAAACTTTAATCCTAAGTACCCTAACGCATTTGCATACTTTACGGAGATAGCAAAGAGGGGTTATGCTAAAGGTTGGAATAAAATACATCCAGTAAAATATAAAGGCACTATGTCTATTGATAGGGTTAATACATCTGGATCAGATAGTGAGGGTGGCATGTTTAACATATAAATGTCAATAAAGAACCTACAACCTAATAGCAACTCAGGATTTATACAAGGTTATTTTACACCTAAAAATCCAGAAAAGTATATAGGACCCATGCCAATCATATTTAGAAGCTCATGGGAGCGTAAGTTCATGATAATGTGTGATACTAAAGATAATGTAGTTAAGTGGTCTAGTGAGCCTGTAACGATTAAATACATATGGTCTTTTGATAAAAGAGAACATAAGTACTATCCAGATTTTTATATGAAGACAAAGTCGGGCGATGGATTTGAAGAGTTCTTGGTTGAGATTAAACCAGAAGCTCAGATTAAAAAGCCTAAACCACCTACTAAAAATTCACAAAAGGCTCTTAAGTCCTATAAGTTTTTGGCAGAGCAGTTCATTAAAAACCGTGATAAATATGTATATGCTAAGGCATGGGCAGAAAGTAGAGGATGGAGATTTATAGTCTTAACAGAAAGGACGCTAAAGTAAAATGGGCAAAATAAAAGAAGATATAAAAAAATTAGCTAAGGACGCTGGTAGCAAATCAAAAGCTCTTAAAGAGGCTAGGGCCTGGTATGATAAGGGTTCTACCTCAATGCGAGATAATACGATTGTTAAGACTACAGATCCATTTAAAGCTGGCATGATTTATGTTTTTAGATATGATAAACCTAAACACATGGCAACACTACCATGGTGGGATAAGAATCCAGTTGTTTTAGCATTAGATGCAACAGATGCTGGAAATGACTGTGGTATTAATTTAAATCTATTGCCAGTAGATGTTAAAGAAGATATGTTAGATTTAATCTATGAAAAATTAAAAGGTATGATTAAGTCGCAAACTTCTGGGGTCCGAGCAAATAATGCTAAGATACAGAGTGCGATTAAACTTGATTATAAAAGCGCCAAGAGGTTTTTAGACCAATATGGCTTAGGATTTGCTATTAGACAATATATACCAAATCTTAAAGGAAATCAAAAAGTAGTTTCATATGAAAACTGGGGAAGGATTGCACTTGTGGACTTTTTAGAACTAGAAGGCATCACAATTAACGAGCTCAGAAAGCAATACAGTAACTACTTAAAGAATAAAGATATATAATTAGAACACAATAATAAGATAGTATGGCAGGATTCACAGAAAATAGAAACGGACCGTTAAGTACCAACAGCAGGCCTTTTAGCATTTCTAATGCTTTAAAGACTCTTTCCTCGTTTGGTATGAGATATGATGATCTCGTTCTAAGGCAGTCACAAGCAATTGGGCCGATGGAAGCAGAGATCGGTTATGGTCAGATAAACCCATTAGGGCTAGACTCGGATGATATCTATGGAGCATTTGCTGCAATGTCAATGACTGACATTAATCTTAAGAAAAATATTCCATTCTTTGATACTGCATATTCTGGTAAAAGAGATGAACTTAGAAAGTTTTCACAGAACGATGAGATTGAAGATATCTTAGATATTCTTTGTGATGAGACTATTGTTTATGATGAGAAGAACTTCTTTTGCCAACCAGAAATACTAGGTTTAGATATTTCAGACGAAGTTAATAAAGACCTTAATAAATATTTTAGACAGATCTATTATTATTTTGGATTTAATACAGACCAATCAGCTTGGTACTACTATAGAAAATTCTTAGTAGATGGATATTTATCATTTGAAATTATTTATTCCCCAGACCAAAAGGAAGTTATCGGCTTTAAAGAGATTGACCCAATAACACTTATACCTGGCTATAACCACGATGATGGCAAGAAGGTTTGGGTACAATACAAAGATGATCCAATTAAAGAGAGAAAGTTATATGACTCACAAATCATTTACATTTCATACTCTTCAATTACAACTGCAAGTAGAGTATCTTATGTAGAAAGACTTGTAAGAGCCTTTAACTTATTAAGAATAATGGAACATACCAGAGTAATCTGGGCTGTAACAAACGCTTCATTTAGAATGAAGTTTATTATACCAGTTGGTGGTAAATCTAAAACAAGAGCAAGACAATCACTTTCTCAACTTATGAATTCATATAAAGAGACTGTTGATTTTGATTGGGAATCTGCATCATTACAAACTGATGGGAAGCCAATGCTACAATTTAGTAAAGAGTACTGGCTACCAAGTAAAGAGGGAGAATCTCCAGAGATTGAAACTCTTGGTGGTGAAGGACCAGAACTAAACGATACAGAAGCACTTAAATACTTCTCAGATAAATTAAAGCATGTTTCTAAAATTCCTTACTCTAGATTTATGTATGAAGATGGTGGTGGAGACTTTAACTTGGCTGCTGATGGTATGATTAGAGATGAGATTAAGTTCTCTAAATTCATTAAAAGGTTAAGATCTACATTCCAAGAAATATTAGTAAAACCACTACACATTCAAATGTGTCTTAAATACCCAGAGTTTACTAACGACCCACAATTTAAAACACAAGTTGCTCTTAGATTTAATGAAGAGAATGTATTTGCTGAATTAAAGACAATGGAGATCATGGAGAAAAGACTTGAATTTATCGGTAATATGAGAGATTCACTAATGACAACTAACCAAGAGACCATGGAGGAAGAGTATTACTTCGACCAAGAGTATTTAGTTAAAAAATATCTAAAGCTCTCAGATGACGAGATTAGAGGTAATGAGGCCGCTAAAGCTAAGCAAAAGAAAGCAGAGGCAGAGGAACCAGAGCCGGAAGATGATGGAATGGGATTCTAAAATAGTACAAGAATAAAAAGTAATATATACATTATGAAAAACATTAAAACATTTGAAGAATTTTCTGCTTCTAGAATTCAAGAAGGGTCACTTAAAGCTGGCGAAGATTCTAAAATTTATGTCGAGGACATAAAATTAGACTCAGGAGATACTATTAAATCAGCAGAGATATTGGGAGCTATTACAGCATCACAAACAGAGAAAGACTTTAAAGACTATTTTTACCGAGAATATGGTAATGATGCATTTGCCGAAGGTGAAATGGATGTTCTTTCAGCATACTTTCTTGATAAATCAGCAGAGGATGCTGAAGAAGAAAAAGAAGCAGATGCTGATGCTGAGGGAGGCGAAGAAGAGGAAGATCCATTAGCAGGTTTATAACCTAATATTAAGCTAATAATATTTACTAAAATAATAATGATATATATTAAAAATAAGAAATACACCAATTATGAAAAATAAACACAATCTGTTGATTGTTGAGAAGTCTACATCTGCATTGACTGCAGTAGCTTCTGAAAACAAGGACTATGTTTTAGAGGGTATTTTTGGTCAAATTGATCAAAAAAACAGAAACAATAGAATCTACACTGAGAGCGAATACGTTCCCCAGATTGAGGCTCTACAAGCTAAAATTGCATCGTCTAAGCTTTTAGGAGAATTAGACCACCCAACAACGTTTGATACTTCTCTAAAGAATGTATCACATATCATAGAAGAATTATTTTATGATAAAGAAACTAAAGAGGTTAGAGGTAAAATTAGACTTCTTGATACTGATGCTGGCCGTCAGGCTAAGGCGTTAGTTGATGCTGGCGTTCCTTTACAAATCTCTTCTAGAGCTGCAGGTGCTGTTGAATCTAATGGTGAAGTTAAGATCAAACAATTATTTACATATGATTTAGTTGCTGATCCTGGATTTGAAAATGCAGAGCTTATTAGAGTTAATGAATCTTATGGTTATTTAAACGATGAGACTTTATTTATTTATGAAATGCATAAATTAGTTCCAACCGTAGTTGAAAAAATCGAAAACACAAACACAAATATACAAATAAAAGAAAATCAAACCATGGCAGACTTTGTAAAGGCTGAAGATTTTAACAAGTACTCAGAGTACCTTGCAAATGAAATCAAGTCACTTAAAGAATCTATCGGAGATAAAACTGTAACAGAAGAATCCGATATTGAAAATGTAAAAGCACATAATAACCATATTGTTGAGAACGTAAAAACGTTATCAGAGTATGTTGAGTATGTTGCTGAAAAATTAGACAACTCTATTCAGTATAGTGAGCATGTTGCAGAAAAAGCAGATCAAGGTATCTCTTACGCAGAGCATGTTGCTGAAAAATTAGATGAGAGCATCTCTTATACAGAGCATGTATCTGAGGCAGTTTCTAAAGTAAAAGATTTTGCTAACTATTTAGCCGAAGCACATAACGAAGGAGTTGATACTAAAGAAAACTTAGTTGCTTATGTAGAATACTTAAAAGAAAATTTACAAGCTGTTTCTGAATATACTGAGTATATTGCTGAATCATTAAATGAAGAAGTAATCGAAGTAGCAAAAGAA